AGGCGACTGCTCAGAATATAGGTTGGAGGATCGGAAAGTTTCTCAACCTCAAACATAAAATCAATGGCATCGGTAATTTCCCTGAGCGCTTCAATCGAAATCAGGTAAACCTTTTTATTCCGGTTCTGAAGATAGAAGTGAGCTTCGCCATCAACCATAACTTCCTTTTGTTCCACAACGGTAAGCCCGGTAATTTTGAGCAATACCTTCAACTTGTAATCTCCCGGAGTGCGGTTGGCTTGCATAAGCTGTGCAACCCTGAGCAGCTGATCGGGTGTAAGTTCGTTCCACGACGAAGGCAGGTGAAACTTATCGGCATTAATGCTAAGGGGTATCATTTATTTGATCCTTTCCTGAGCTTTATTTTCCAATAAGTGGTGGCCATCACACTTCGGTTAAATGGATCTGCTGTGATTCCATAAGCGTTATCGCGTTTGGTAACCAGCAATGCAGATCCGCCAAGAGAGAGAGATCCGTTCAGGCTCCCCCCGATGGCCGGACCCACAAAGAGTTTATTAACCGGATTGCTTAGCGTGGTTGTGTTGGTGATAATTTGTGTAGGCTTACGGTTGATGTATTCAAGCGTAGAGCCGATAAACCGGTTTTGCGAAACGGTGTCGATCAATCGGATATACGCAAGGGTATCATCTTTGAGCACCCGGTGATAAACATAACGCTTGAAGTAAGCCTCAAAAATGGCAAAAGAGTCAACAATAACCGGTATTTCAATCGGTGTAAGGACTTCAACCGGGTAAGCAAACGGAAGGGAGGTGATATACCTGGTAGTATCATAATTCCACACAACGGTGCGGCTGTGTGTTGCTTCCGGGCACTCGGGNGTGCGGGAGCATTCGCGCTGGAAGAATACTATTGCAATCAGCATTGCAATAATTATGAAATGCAGGTANCGTTCGGTTTTCATTTTTGCAGGTATTTGTAAATGACCTCTGCAATCTTATCGCACATTTTGTCGCCATACATGAGATAAGCTTTCACATCGGTTGTATTCGACACAAAAAAACATTCAATCAAAATGTTTTCGGCAGGGATGGTCATCCATAACAGTTTTTTGCGGAAAGTCTGAGCTTCAGTCTTTACTCCTCTGTTTGTAATATTCAAGGCTCCGGAAATAGCCAAAGAAAGCTCTTTTGCAAGTTCTTTCTCAAAGTCAGTAGAAACATCGGGAATAATAACTTCAGTTCCGGTTGCCATGGCTGATGTGGCTGCATTCAGGTGAATGTCGATAACAACATCTTTACCTTTAAAATACTGCTTGAATAATCGCACGGTCGCTCCGGTAACTGAATCATCCGGATCAACCGAAACTTTAACGCCCATGCGCTCAAGCCTGGCTTTAACTTTATTCCTGATTTTAACGGTTTCAATACCTTCAGTCAGACCGTTGCCAGTCGCTCCCATATCTTTGCCCGGCGTGTTTGAATGCCCTGCTGAAATTGCTGCTTTTCTCATTATTTGGGCTCCTCATAGTTTTTGTTAAACCGTTTAAGCTCTTCTAATAAAGTTTTGTTTTGGTCGCTGAGGCATTTTATCTGACTCTTTGATAATTTCAGTTCTTTTTCAAGAGACTGCATTTGCTCTCTGAGGTTTTTATTTTCCTTTACAACGTCTTGATGTTGATTTTCCACGGTTTGAAGCGTTGATTTAATTGTTTGATTTTCTTTTTTTAGGCTGTCAATCTGGTAAGAAAATTCAGTCCTTAAAGTTTCGGTCATTTCGCGCCAGATCTTTATCGCTTTTTCGGTATTATCGATCTCGCTTGTTTCGGCCTGAGCGTTTTGCTGTTTTACTTCGGCCTTATATTTACGGCGTGTAAGCAGAAAAGTAATCACCGCTAAAACAACGGTGGGGACAGTGGTTAAAATTAAGTCTCGCATTTTTGTCGGGGGTTGAGTAAGTATTTGAGTGAAGCAGTTTCATTGGCCGGCAACAAAAAAAGAATTATCCTCGCTGTTTTCAAATCGCTGATAATTACGATCAGCAACATAAATAGAGTCACGGTAATCAGGGTAACTGTCGGGGCTGGCATCAATGATCTTGCGCACTTCGCTCAGGTAGTGCTCCCCTGTTAGTTTGTATTTTTGATCAATATCGTGGGCAGCTGTTAAGTTGGCCACTGCCCTGCAAAGCATGGGCAAAAGATTGGTTATGGCTGCTGATGGGCTTCCACTCAACAACTCTTCCTTTATGGTTGTGGCAAGTGGCTGACTTATTACAGGTATCACCTGCAGTAATTCAACATTGTCCATGGTATTGCGCATTTTCCTGAACTTCAGGCGGCTTTTGCCGATGTTCACATATTTATCAAATTCCTCGGCAGAATTGATAAAATTCCGAAGCTGCATGGTGTAAGCTTCGCTTTCGGTCCATAATGGGTATTGCTCAGCGTTCAACTCCAGGAACCTGAGCAACATTTCCACGGCATCCCATCCTTCCGATTCAAGGCTTTCAACAAAGCGGTTTACCCGCTCTTTGCTGGCAGGCGCAAGCGTTTGATTGCTTACAACTCCAAAGCCTGACTCAGTCAGCCTGAGGTCGAAGTTTGGTGCTCCCTGGTAAAAGGCAAATTTGGCAACCACCCTTTGCACAAAAGGCAGAAGTGTAGTTAAATCGGTNTCTTCNTCAGGTTCAGAATCGTTGTACCACAATACCAGCGAATCGGTAAGATCATCGCCCAGNACATCAATCAGATACTTTTCAATTGCGCTGTCCTGNTANGGAAACAGATTCTCAATTTTAAAAGTTGAATCTACCTTCAGGTATTTTTGTAACTCATCAAGAGTTGTAATCAGTTTTTTCATGATATAACCTTTTNGCTTCCGGTTCCTTTGTCGAGGGTTGTCAATTCAATGTTTGGAATTTTGAATATAATCTCCTTCGGCCATTCGTTGATGGCTTTGATTATATTCATTGGCATAAGCAGGCGATCGCGCAGCGGAGTCATCAGGGCCTGTTTTATAATCCACAGTTCCCTGGCTTCAGTGCCGTTGATGGTTTTGGCTTTTCCCGGGGCTGAGCCGATCAGGCTGGGATGCACTCCCATACCATAACTCATAATATTGCTGGCTTCTTCCGAATCGTCGATATACTCACCGCCTTTGAAAAGATTTTCGAGCACATTGATTTTCATGCGGCGTTTTTCTTTGCCATCAGGTGTAAACGTTACAAACGATATCACCGATTTACCGCTGTTTTTCTGGTTGCTCAGGAACTTATTCAGATTTGTATATTCGGCCTTTACGCGAGATTTTTTCGCTTCGTCTTCAGTAATGCCTTCTTCTGCAAAAATCTTCGGGAAGTACTCATCGCTCAGCTCCACATGATACTTAATNATCATNTGNTTATCGAGCAGTGCATTTTTAAATTCAGGAATNTTACAGGCGTAATCGTACCAGCCACTTTCGAAGATTGAAAAATAATAAGGCTTCTGNTAATATGACCTTCCCGGNGTCGGGAAGTTGAGCGGAATAATATATCTGAATTCCTCAAGATCTTTTTNNTTNCCNGTTGATGGATCAGGAATCAAGCCCATGCGTATTTTCAGATCGCGCAATGGCCAGCGGCTATCAAGCACCGGAGTAACCACCATATCTTTTTCGCGGTTCATGCTTTTTGCCCACTTCGCGCTGTAAAAGTGATGTTCTATCACGGCAGTTTCCGGATTCATTTCTTCCCAGCGACTGAAAGCAGCCTCTTTGCTGAAAATATTAACGATTTTGCGCTTTGCTTCCCTGTTAAAGATAATCTCCGGGAAAGGATTAAACAGCGTAACCATATCGGTTGCCTGCTCAAGCAGATAACCGTTTATGTCATTCTCTTCAAAAAAAGTGTTGATTTCCTCATTGTCGAACATTTGGACAAACTCTTGTTTGCCATTGACTTCAACCATTTTGCCATAGACAATGCCACTTCCGTAAAGCGATAGCACGTTGAAGAAAGTTCCGGCAGCAACAACAGGATTTTTATAAATTTTGTCGATGGTAGTAAGTGGCAGGTCGTTTGATTCGCCCCAGTAAACTTCTCCACGGTACGTTTTATTTTTATACGGGAACGCCGAAGGTGTTCTATCCGGATCGCGCAGAAAGTTTTTGCTGTTCTTTGCTTCGTAAACAACTGCTTTGCTTCCTGGTAGAAAGGCTGAAGCCCCATCTCCTAAAAATATAACATCCTTTTTCATCAGTAATAAACTTCGTTTCCGTTAAATTCGATGATCAGTATTTTGTAAATCTTGCGCACCTGCATCGATGGCAAAAACATGATGTTAAAAGTTCTGTTACCGCTGTAGCTCGAAGTACAAACAGCCTCATTCACAGTAACTATCTCACCGGTGCTGAGCTTCACAAACTTCATCGAAAAAGGAACCCGCCTTTTTTGCGCATCAGTTCGCTCCATAAGCATGTTTAATCGTGAGTTGTGAATCATGCTGCGAATATCAGCGTGGGGCATCAAAATAGAAAGGACAAAAAAAATACCCCTGATAATCAGGGGTATTTCTTAGACAAACGCAAAAGGAGGCACTAATCAAAAGGAACTGGCAAGGAGCGAACAGTAGGAAGCAAAAAGTCTTGTTTACGATCCAGGTTCTTTGCGTGCAGAAGCCAGGCGCGTGATTTCATGATGTTTGAGTAATTTNTTAGAGTTGCCTGAGAAGTTAAGAAGCACAACTCGGGGGGCTTGATGATCTGCCANGCAAAGCCGGAGCATTTGTCAGCTANATCAAAAGCCACCACAGGAACGGTTGCGCATTCGGGGATGTTAANGATAAACACNGTGCCAATCTCTAAAACAGCATCACTGATACTGTTAGTGATCAGGCAAGTGTTCAGGCAGGTAGTCTCAGGCGTTGTTACCTGCCTTACATCCGTTTCGGCCGAAGCAAACCCGGCAAAGCCTATCAAAAGGATGGCCAGGGAAATGAAACGTTTCATAATGGGTTTTTGGTTAATAAATAGATTTACTTGTAATCTGAGGAGACGAAAATATAAAAGAACCCAAAAAACCGAAAGGACAAAAAATTAAAGGGTTGATTTTGAGAGGCTTTTAATTCATCATCTCATCATCATTCATTACATTGTTTCTGTAAAACTCAAGTGCATCTTCAATCACGTCTTCAAAATCATCACAATTGTCAAAGTTTTGTAGTACCTCTAAGCTTGTAGGAATCGTTTGAATCACGTGAATGACACAAGCGGGATAGTGTGTATGTATAATGTAAAGCTGCTTTGTTTGCATGTCAGGCGAAAACATAAACCTTGGAATTTCGAGGTTCCGGATCTTTGCTGCAGATGGAACTTCCGGTGAATGCAATTCAATCCTTACGCCAACAGCTTCGCCAAGTTTCAGAAAGTTATCAAGCGAAGGCATATATTTACCTGATAACATTCTGTTTACGTTTGGTTGAATAAAGCCAGAGTTTAAGGCAATGTCTTTTTCGGTCATGCCTTTTTCTTTGGCAATTTTGCGGATAAAGCTGAGCAATAGCTTTCCGGCTTCTCTGTGTTTGTCGTTCATATTTCCTGAGATTTTGAAAATTCTTTGTTTTTAAATAACTCAGCCAATCCAGATAACTGCTTTAGCCGTAATATTTCATCAGCATCCATGCCGATATGTTTCATAATCCAGGCATCGCCCATACCAGCTTTGGTAAGTTCTCCCACAATATTAACCATCAGGTCAATATCATGAGATCCTCTCGCCCGGTTATGCCTGATCGTGCTGGCCATACGGTTGCTAATATCTTTTTCAATCACAACAACCGGCATCATTCCGTTTTCTCTTTCGTAAATCTTTCGGTTTTTCTTCATAATTGAAAACCGGTGAAAACCATCTACAATTTCATAAACATCCTCACTTTGTAGATAGTAACAAACGATAGGCATGGTATAACCATCCTCCCATATTGATGTCTCAAGCAGCTTCATTTCAGGAGGAGCCACAGCGTTTGGATTATAACTGTTTGCCCTTATTTTTTCCAGAGGGACAGGCTTTACGTTATAGACTGGTGATTTCATAACAATGCTTTGTATTTGTTCATTATAGTTGATCTTCGCTCCAGCTCATGCTTAGTAAGCCCAAAGCCAAGTGTTTTGCAGGCTGTATCATTTTTCATGATGGCGATGCACATTCTTTTGTATGTTGGAAGTAAGTTAGGATTCCGGATGTCAATCTCATCAAGATACTCCTTGAACTTAATTACACGGTAATCCGTGGTATAATTCCGATTGTTTTCGGGTGGTCCCAAGTCTTCAAACTCAATATCACCACCAAGCTCATTGGTAATATCAAGAGGCAATGCGCCGCCCTTTTCAAGCCAATAGGCAAAGGAAACCTTTAGTTTGCGTAGATAGTTTTCCCGCGTATCTTCGGGAAGGGTGTCGAGCAAAAAATACATGTATTGTTTCCAGGTAAAATGATCAGGCTTTTTTATGGTATTCCAGCCCATGGCAGTTGTGCCTCCATATAATCCTGCAAAATTTACCCCATTAACCCGGCCGATCAACTTGCCCCAGTTATTGGGATCTATCACTTTGTAAAGTTTTAGGCTTTCAGTTGCGCAATCATTAAAAGGACTGGCAACGCGCATTTGATTTGGCCTTAAACCTGCTCTGTACATCAGATCATAAAGCCGGTTGTAATCAAAATTAAACTTGTAATTAGCAATCCATATATCATCAACGAGCCAATCATAAATAGGATAGGCATTAAGGCAATTTGCTGTAATCAGCGAAGTGTAATTTTTGGATTTGTACTCATTCTTATCGCTGAATTTATTTACTGCCTTATAGCGATGCAAACTCTCTTGTGTGCGTATGCCAATCAAAAAGCAGGTTTTCTTTTGCTTTGATATAGATTTTGCAAAGCGAATATTAAACTCATAATCTGATACCTCGTAATCAAATGAAAAAGGGAAATTATCTTCATGAATGCAGTGATCTGGTAGATCGCGGCACCAGATATCTTTATCTTCCTTTTTCCATGGTTGCCAATAGTTCTGAAACATACTGGTTGCGCATTGCGCTTTTATTGGCAGGCAAACCCAATATTTACCAACTCCATCCGGAAGAGTTTCAAATGTACGGGTAACATAATCAGTTGTCATCTGATATTGAGCTTCATAGTCCATATGGTAAACTCCAACTTTTGAAAGTTGGCCTGTTCGTTTTGCATAATCAAGCGCCAGATTCATCATTACTCCACTATCTTTTCCACCGGAAAACGATATTATTATCTGCTCAAATTCGTTGAATAAGAACTCAATGCGCTTTAGTGTGGCTTCGTAAACGTTCATAAAGCAGCCTCCAGTTCTGTTTTTGTAATTCCCTTAAAATATTCGGCCTGTGATGTTTTTTTATTGATATTTTCATCAATTAAACTTTCCAAGCCAACATCGCCGGTAAGGTCCCAATAACGGCAATCATATTCCTGACCTGATCTATAATTACGCCTACTACCTTGGTGCCTCAGTGCATAATCCCAGTTCTTATCAAAGAAGATAGTATATGGAAGGTGTTGAAGGTTTAAACTTAGGCTTTCTTTTTGATAGCTCAGAATAGTAGCTTTTTTGAAATATTTCCGACAAGCTTCCTGACTATCAATGTATTTACAGTAAATAATATGCTGTCCTTCAGGGTAATTCTCAAAATGCTTTTCAATAGCCTCAAATTTGCCAGGAGTACAGCTGTATGAATGCTGCATTTTCTGAGTCATTTCAAGGAAGATATTGTTATTCATGTATAGAAGCTTTTCATTGTCAAGGTATTTTTCTTTTAAAAAATAATACTCCCTTTTAGCTTCATCATCAATTGTGTATTGAATATCATTCCAGAACTGTTTAACCTCAAGCTTCAGGTCGCATTCATAAACATAGTGCCTGATCAAGCTGTACAGGTAATCGATGTTTTCGTAACCGGTTATAAATTCTCTGGTGTACTGTTTATGACCTCCAAAAGATTTTGTTATCCTGGTATATTCGCAGAATGTGTTCTTAAATTCTGAGAGAGGCATGTTCAATATTTTTGGAGACAAGAATTCCATTTGGCTCCATAGATCTAGAAGATTACGAGTGATTGGTGTTCCGTTAAGGATAAGTTTATTTTCCACCATCTCGCCCAGCATCAATAGTCTCCTTGTGCGTTTTGCGTAAGCATTCTTTATCTTAAGGCTTTCATCAACAATGATAAAAGCATTTTTCGCGTTTTTGATTTGATCATAAAGCTGCAAAAATATCCGATCTGAGCTTTGAATGCTTTCGATTCCAGTATAAATAACTGGTGCCCGAAATCCGCCCCATTTATTGATCTCGTCAATTATAGAAGGTAAACCATTAAGCGGTTTTATTGACCTGAGCGGACCAATCCACGCAACCAAGTCAATTGTTTGAACTGAGTTCACCAACTCCACTGCTGGCCGTGTCTTCCCCGTGCCAGCCTCCATAAAGAAAGCCCCGACCTTATAATGCCGGAGCTTATCTTTAGCTTGTATCTGATCAGCGAATAAGGTCTGCATGTGGATCTGTTTTTTTAGCTTTCACTTTCTCAGGCTTATGTTTCTCAACTTTATAAGTCGGTAACATATTCCCTGTTTCTGAATCAAACCATGATTCCTTCTTGCCAGAATATTGAAGATCTTTCTTCTCAAGTATCCAAGCGGCAATCCAATAAGCATCACACTTCTGTACATCATAATCACGGCCAAACACCTGGCTCTTTGGTAGAATAGCACTCGATCCATCGAATGCTGTGGCCTTATATGCCCGGTCAGAGATACTGACCAGGCTTTCAAGGCGTACGGAGTAGCATTTAGTTTTCATTGATAAACTGATTAAGGATATCAATAACATTTTTACCCTCGTCGGTGATTAACGTTTCACCATCAAAATGAGTGAAATATTCATCAATATAGGCATAATAACCACCAAAGCCATCATTAAACCAATATCCTTTTTGTCCGATTGTAATTGTAAATTGCAATCCGGATGAGTGGATAAGATTAACACAGGATTTAGATTTTTTTAGCAGCTTTTGCAGTAATTGCTTGCCCAATGTATTTTGGATTTCTGCTACTTTTTCTTTGGCATCTTCAATTCTCTTTGCATATGCGGCCCTTTCAGCTAAAACCTGCTCAACAGTAAGGCATTCCGTAAGTAAAAAGTTTATTTTTCCTTTACTTATCCCAGCAGGTTTTAAACATTCTAATCTGTAACCTTTTGCAACTGGGGATATATTTTGGTTGTAAGCACCCCAACGAACCCATTCTGTATTGAGAATGCTATTCAGGTTGTTTAAGGTTGGCTGATTGCAGCTTATACCAGGGAAAGAATCAATCCATCCTTTTACTTCATCAACATTATTACTTACAATAATTTGATCCTGGTACTCAAAAATAACTCTATTTGTTTTCATCTTATGTTATGCCGTATTGTGCTGTTGCCGCCAGCTTTAAATTTTATGTAAAGATAATATCAAATTTGATATTATCCAAATAAAACACATTAAAATTACCTTAAATTTTACTTCTCACCGCAATCAGCCACTTTTTAGCATCCTTCAGCGTATTGTCAACCTGTTTATCGGTTGCTTCATATACTTTAAAAAGCTTAAGTTCAAACTTTCTGCCAGGTAACTCAATTACTTCAATCAGCATTTCTCCTGCCCTGGTGCTGAGAATGTAAAGGCTTTTATTTTCAATCATTGGATTTTCACAAAGCAAAAATCTGCTTGTTTTCATTGCTTTCAGCTTCTCAGGTACCATTGCTTCTATAATTTACTTGTACAACAAATATAAAAAATTCATAAAGTGCGGTAACAATGCCCATAAAAAATAAATCATGAACGCACTTTATACCAATTGGGGGGAGCGGCTGTCTGAGGTACGAAGACAGCCGCGGGGGGCAGAAACCCTACCCGCGTTTAACCGTTTATTACCGGTTACTTTTTCTGCATTGCTTTGCGTGGTTCGTTAAACACATCAAAAAGCTTAATCGCAGCGGCATCAATATCGGTTTCCGCTTTGCTCTTGATGGTGATCTTCCCATTTTCAACAAAAAGAAAAACCTGTTCCCCAGGTTCAAACCCTGCTTCCTGCAACCACACACCAACAAGCCGGATAATTGGAAAGTAAGTTCTTTCATTACCATACTTCAGGTTTCTGGTTCCTCCGCTGATGGTAAGGCGGCGCATATTCATTTGCTTACTCATAATCATATACCGGTTTTTATCCAGCTCGGGCTGCTGTTTCTGATTAGTAAAGTACTAATTTACAACCATTTACGCAATTTTCCAAATATTTTAAGCGCTTTTTTACTTAGTAAGTAAAATATAATATATTGATAATCAGCACAATACAATAAAAAATATAATTTATAAATATTCTAAATAGTATATAATTAATTGATTTACAGGTAATTACAATATCATCTAATTTGCCTGAATCCGGTTTATAATTCATTATATATCAGTTACTTAGCATTTTAAACCCTTACCGGACTACTTTCAGTCCGGTAATCTCTCTAATGTAGCCCGCACCGCCCTGAAGCTGACTCGCAGCAACGGGGTTTTTTCTTTCTGTTATATGCTGGCAATATACATGTA